CCACGGCAGCCGACGTACAACACGATCAAGAAAGGTCTTCAGGAACTCTTGAAGATGAAGCCGGATGAACTCCCGATAATGCTCCGATGACTCAGACAGATTACTGCAAGCATAGCGGTCTAAGTAAAGGTCGAGTGTCGCAGCTAGTGGCTAATGGAATGCCGTTAACCTCACCGGAAGAAGCTGACGCTTGGAGAGGTTCACGCAAAGGTATCGGTGGCAGACCAAGTGACGCTCAACGGCTCGCTGCAATGCAACAGCAGCAGACCGCGCCAGAAGCGTCCAGCGGACCCTACAGACCACCGGAAGCAGCAATTGCCATCAATGCTGCTTTGGCGACTGAAGACTCACCGCAGGGAGCGTATGAGCGGCAGAAGCAGATTGAGAGAGCCGCTTACAATCTAGCGTCCGAAGCTCTAGCTGCTCGCTCTCTCGATGCTGGCAGAATGGTTACGGTTCACGCTACCGCAGCGAAAAACCTTATTAGCGCACGGGAGGACGTAATTTCATTGTCCGAGAAGGAGCGCACTCTGGTCTCTGGCTCTTGGGTCAAGAAGGTGATGCAAGACCATGATGGAGCGGTCGCAAGCCTCCTCAAATCAATGCCGAAGCAACTGGCTGGACGCATTGCTCCGCACGACCCAGAACACGCCGAGCGCGAGCTAGAGCGATGGGTCCAAGAAGTATGTCTCAAAACTCTGCATCAGACTGACCCGTGGAAATCTTAAAGACATCAATCCAACAACCAATGAGAAACCCATTTATGAACAAGAAAATTATCCATCTATTATCTGGCGGACTCGACAGTGTGACAATGATGTATGACCTATTGAATCAGGGTCACTCAGTCCATGCGTTGATGTTCGATTACCGGCAGCGTCACCGACAAGAGCTTCTGTGCGCCAAGTATCACGCACAAAAAGCAGGAGTCCTATTTACGGTTGTTGAATTGCCACCGCTTGGAGGTTTAACCGAGAAATCGTGGGTTGTCCCAAATCGCAACGCCATATTCCTAAGCGTTGCTGTCAACTTCGCTTGTGAGTCTAGGATGCAACAAAGACGATGAAGAGCAGTTTCCAGATTGTCGGCGTGGATTCATTGATGCGATGCAAAAGACAGTCAACGAATCCGGTTACAGCGTGGAAATTTGCGCTCCATATCTAGACAAGCGGAAATGGGAAATTGCCGGAATTGCGCGGGAAATGGGTATTGATGGCTCAAACATCTGGACCTGTTACAAAGGCGGATTGAAACCATGCGGAATTTGTCCCGCTTGTGTAAAACTGCATGAATCAAAATTCATATGATATTGATGCCATCAAACAACAGCAGTGCAGAGGTTCACTATCTAGCGGGAAGATTTCCAAACAGAATTGGATGGCTTATTGGTCCGTCTGCTAGAAGCAAATCAAAGCTTAGGCCGTGGATTCACTACGCATTGGATAACGACGCTTTCTCTGCTTGGTTAAAAGAAACTGAGTGGAGCGAATCTGAATGGATAGCAATGTTGAATTGGGCAAAGCTTAACGCTCAAAAACCCAAGTGGGCTATTGTTCCAGACGTTGTTGCAAACAAGCAGAAGACTTTGGAAAATTGGAACAGATACCAACACTATCTGAAGCAGTACAATTGGCCGATGGCTTTTGCGGTTCAAGATGGAATGACTCCAGATGACGTTCCGATTAATGCTGACGTTGTGTTCGTTGGGGGTTCTACAGAATGGAAATGGAAAACCGTTTCAACGTGGACTCGTAACTTTAAGCGAGTACACGTTGGAAGAGTTAACAGCGTCTCAAAGCTGTGGCATTGCCAAGACTTAGGTGTTGAGTCTGTCGATGGAACAGGTTGGTTTCGAGACCCGTCAGACCCATCAAAGTTTCCAGCAGTTTTGGATTGGCTGTCTGGATTGAGATACGATGAAAACCAAATGAACTTGGAAATTGAATGACGGAATTCCTAAACTGCCAGACTCCAGCCGGTATTGAAGCACTCCGACAGAACCGGATTGCGCTCAAAGCTATCGAGCGTCAAACCGGCTTTGAGTTCTTAGGTATCTCCAACGATGAGCCATCCCGCATTGACGGGTTCATCCACGATCCAGCCAAAGGAATCATTGTCGGAAGCTATGAGGTCAAGACTCGGAATTACGGTCTGACCAAGCTCCAGACCACTTACGGCAACCGCTGGATGCTCTCTTGGTCAAAGCTTCAAGCGGCACTTGAGGTTTCCAAGCATACTAAGCTTCCATTCTTTGGAATTCTCCACCTTCATTCTGACGACTCAGTGTTGATGGTTGAAATCTTCAACCGCAACGCAACATGGGCGGCTAATCACCAAGCCACCGACAAAACGGTTAACGGACGCACTGAGCGTATGGCTCTGATTGATATGACTGGAGCCGCTCACTACCAGATTAAGAGCGGTCAGATTCCAGAGGAGCTTTACTGATGACAGACCTAGAGCTTGAAATCCTAGAGTTCAGACGGCAACTCTGGCGACCAACTCCACGGCAGTCTGTGGTTGAGTGGGCAGAAGCTAACCTGTCTCTAAGTCAGCGTCAGACTGAACACCCCGGACCTTTCTCAACCGCTGTTCGTCCATATTGCCGCGAGCCGCTTGAGTGCTGGAAAGATCCGGCAGTCTCTGAGGTCACGCTCTGTTGGGGAAGTCAAACCAGTAAGACGACAACGTTGATGGCTGGTCTGGCTTGGCTCCAAGTCACGCTGGTTGCCAATGCTGGAAGACTCACCGGCAATGGTTGCGCGGTTCCCAACTGATAAGGACCAGATCACCAATCTTGAGCAGCAATTTGACCGATGCACGCTGACCTTTGTCGGCTCCAACTCACCGGCAAATCTAGCGTCTCGACCCGTCCGCATTCTGGTTGGGGATGAGGTGGACAAATTTGCTGATGCAACCGCAAAGGAAGCTGACGCTCTGGATCTTGCCGAGCAGCGTCTCAAAGCGTTTTCAAGCTCCAAAGCGTTTTTCACTAGCACTCCGACGACCTCAGAGGGACGAATCTGGCAGCGGTATCTTCGCGGAGACCAGCGACGCTTCTACATCCCGTGTCCGCACTGTAAAGAGCCGATCAAACTAGAGTGGCGACAAGTCACTTGGGACAATGCCAAGACCGAAGAGGGAAGACCCGATTGGCAGCAGATACGGACTTCTGCCCACTACGTCTGCCAGCTTTGTCAGGGGAAGATTACCGACAGCCAGAAGGTTGCCGCATTACGTCATGGTCGCTGGATCGCTGAGAACAAAGCGAGCCTCCCGAGTGTCCGCTCTTACCATCTATCGTCTCTCTACTCACCGGATCGAAAATGCACTTGGGGAAATCTCGCGGTCGCATTTTTGGAAGCGAAGTCTTCAATGATGGGGTTGCAGGGATTCATCAACGGAATGTTGTCGGAGCCGTGGGAAAACCAAGAGACCCAACAGGAGCGTGTCGAAGTGGTCTCGGATGCTGAGATGCCCGAAGCCAGACGCTACCTTACCGCTGACGTACAAGCCGCTGCTCCGTTCTTGTGGTGGGTCTGCCGCGAATGGTCCGGCGGAAACTCAAGACTGGTTGCGGCTGGTCATGCTGATGATTTTGCCGCTCTGCGACGCATTCAACTGCATTACAAAGTCCATGACATGGATGTTGGGATTGACTCCGGTTACAACACGCAAGCGGTGTACGATGCTTGCGCGGAGTTTTCTCAACTCAGCAACTCTCCGATAACCTATCCCTGCGGCTTGCGCTACCCACCAGAGGGAGGTCTACGGAAGCCAATGTTGATCGGTTGGTTGCCGATGAAAGGTCGAGAGACTGGTGCGCGGTTCACTTCCAAGACCGGCTCGATCCATCCCTTCGGAATCACGACCTCAACGTCAATGCGTACCGATGTCGTCCAGCCGCTGCTTGTCTTTGATACTGAGCATATGCGGGACGTTCTCCAGCGGCTCCGTAAGGGATCGGAAACTAACCAATGGACCGTTTGCAGCTTACCAGCACCGCTTGAGGCTGAGGGAGCATTTGCGGCAGATTCTGATACATACTGGAAGCACTTGGACTCTCACGTTTTGAAGCCAACCGCTAACCGCTCCGGTCGAATCAAACACTTGTGGTTTAAGCGAAACACTCGCTGGCCTGACCATTTGCACGATTGCGAGATCATGCAATTAGCAATGGTGATGTTATGGAACGACCTAAGATCCAGCACAGCGTAAACTGCTACCGCTTGACACTGAGACCGCTGTGTGAATAGTCCCCGTCAGTGGTGACTTACACCGTAGCAACAAAGCGTTCATATTTGCGTACTACATACGCAAGTCTTGGTGCTTTGACTTTGCTTCAAGCTTTGACTGCAAAGCTTACTGTTGCAGCTAACACTCTGGAGTCTGGTCAGCTAGTCCGCAGCACTTCCAGTTCTGACGTTTCGGTTGAGTTCGCTGAACCCGGAAAAGGTTCCGCTTCCGCTGGAGAGATGTTGGAAATGTGGGAATCACTGCTAAGCGATTACGATTACGCTGTGGTTCTGCTCAATGGAGATGGCATTACTAGTCCGTCCGATCTCCAGATTTACAACAAGATGCTTGGTAGTGTTCTTGTTGCAACCACTCGGTATTATGGGGATTTCACGCAATTTAGGCGTGAAGCCACAACTCGAATGAGCTAATGGGAATCCTGCAAACCATAGCCAACAAACTGTTTCCTTCTCCCGTTAACAAGTACGAAGGAGCCGGTCAGTCGC